TAATAGAGGAGTATAACGGACATGGCATTGGCTAGATGGTGGGCAGAGATCACGTATCGCACGGACAAAGGTCCGTGTGCCGTGGAGTTCGATATGGAGGAGATCGTGGAGTTGCACGACTTCATAGAGCGCGGGCCTGATTGGAATTCGATCATGGATATTCGTGTGAAACTTAACAGGACCACTGGTCTAAAAACCTTGGAAGGGAAGATGCAATGAAACTACCGATGTATCAACAACAGTTGGAAAATTTTATCTACAACCACATTCACTCGTGGGCTTCGGAGTATGTCGAACAGAACAAGGCCGACTATCCTGATGTGAATATGTACGAGGCTATGGACAATGAGTTCCGCACATTCATGCTCGACCTAGAGCAGCGGTTCATTGATGAAATCAAACCTAAGTTTGGAGATGTGTGATGTTTGAGGGTTGGTATGAGAACGAGAACGGTGTCGAGCCGTTCATCATCGACGATGCGGTTTCACTGCGTGAGGCCGTTGAAAGTATGATCGATTACGATGTGGAAAATTTTGGTTTCACAGACATGGAGGTCGAGTGGAAACACGAGGACGTGACCCAAGAGGTGATCGATATGGTCGAGGAAATCCATGAAGCGAGGAGCGCGGACTGATGGGAAAGATGAAAGATTTTTTGATGGACATGCATGAGACTATTCTTAGAATTGAATGTCCAGAGTGCCAAGGTTCGGGGTACGTGGAGTATGATGTACCTCGCCCTCATGCGGGAGGGTTTAACGAGGGTTACATCGACACAGAGACCGAGGTGTGTGAGACGTGCAGCGGTGACGGTGAGATCGATCAACTGTGTGAGCGGTGCGAAGAGCCAGTGACCAAGGTGCGCTGTAACGCTGACGGTCAATATGTGGTAAACTCTAAGGACCACAAACTATGCGAGGAGTGTTCGCTATGATGACAGACTTCAACGATGTGATGGTGATTTCAACGGCGATAGAAAGCACGCCCGAGAACATGATCATCAAGGCGAGGTTTCACTTGAACCCAGATTTTAAAGAAAGCTCGTTCGAGTTCCAACGTTTGATGATGGAGCAAATCTATCTGGCGTTTGGAGAGATGTTGGAACAGGTAACTCAGAAAGCTGAGTGGGAGGCCAACATCGAGCAGTTGATGTACGAGGATGAAACCATCGAAGAGTTCCAAGAACGGACCAAAGATGATCCTGAAGTGCAGAAGATTTACGCTGACATTGACAATTCCTCGGGGGCCGCAAAGCGGCGGGGGAAGTTGCATTGAAGTATGTTGGTTTAGGACCCAAGCGCGTGCGTGGACCGAAGTCTCTCGATCTGTATTGCAGGGACTGTCAGTACGCATGGTGCGCGGGCCGATATCCTATGTCTGTGAGTACGATAGAGGCTATCACGAAAAGTCTGTGCCCCAATTGCCATGGCCCAGACATCGAAGTTTTTGAAACCAGTGTACAGGACCCGAACGATGTTTGAATTTTTTACATGGCTCGTGATCGAGTATCAGATCGACGACACTGCGATGCAGCGCACGATCTTGTTTGAGACGTACGCCCACTGCGAACAGGTGTTACGGATCGATGCATTCTATGACGTGTTCTACGACAACTATGAGGACACGAGAATGGCGTGCGATAGAACAGACGTTAAGTCAGGCATGACATGGCGTCCCAAACTCAGACCAGAGTGAAAGGTTGCACTATGGATAATAGACGTAAGTACTATCATCCCGACCTGTCCGATGCACAGGTTTCAATTTTAAGATTTTTAAGACAGGAGGTAGATCGATGCGCCGACGAAGATAGAAAATTTGACCGAGATGAAAACTCTCAACAACGATTATGGTACGCGCGGGATGCACTCGCGCGATATGTTGAAACCCTCAGAACCATGGGAAAACAGTTATGAATGCACAAGCACAACGTTTAAATAAATTTGCAGATGTGATGGGCATGGTCCACACAAAAAACTTTATCATCAACCACGTTGCTAAAAACGGTAAGGCCGCATTCGGTCAGTCGCTCGACGATGGTAGCAATTGCTACATCTCTCCGAGTTTTATCAAACGGCACAATCTGTCGGAGGGTATGCTGATCAAGGCTCGTGTTGTTAGCAACAAATACGAGAGCAGGTCGCACATCGCAACCGAGTGGAAAGTTGCCTCAATTGTTGAGGCAGGTTTCTTGGAGGACGAGATCACCGAGGTTGGTGGGTATGCGCCAGAGCCAGAACCAGAACCCGAGTACACACTTGAGGAACTGGTCTACGAGTTGTTCGAAGAACACCCAGACGAATGCTTCACATCACGAGAGGTGTGTGAGCGGGTGCTCGACACTCAGGGCGTCAATAACGAGGTCCGAGATGAGTTGCGCAGGATGCACGCGTTGGGCGACATCTGTCAGCTTCGTATCAAAACTAAGGCATCAAACAAACGAGGAACGATCCTGTGGGGTCTGAACATATCCTCGTTTGGCTTCAACGATGTTGAGGAGGCTGAAGATGAGGAAGTGGAAGTATACGAAAGCTGATTACGTTGCTTGCGCAGCCGAAGGCTTGACCAAAGCAGAGACATCGAGGAAACTCGGTGTCTCACCTCAGTGTGTTAACGACGCCGCACGGCGACACGAGTTAGAATTCAAAAAGAAGTGTTGTAGAGGAGGACATCGAATGTCACCAGAATTAGAGGAGAAGCTCGGGAGAGCGATGAAACTGTTGGCAGTGGAAGAGAACAAACGAATGCGAGAACGCATGGGAGGTTCAATCAGTTATTCTGCGTTGCGATCTCGGGACATCCATCAGGAGAATGGTCGAAAACTTGGAGGCCGCAAAAAAGAAGCGGGGACCAAGGAGCTAGAACGAATACGCAAGCTCAATGAGATCAGTAGGTTAAAAGAACGGCTCAAGAAACTTGAGTCACAGGTATAAAAAAGGGGCGCCAAATTGGCGCCCTAGTTTCTTGAGGCAGTCTAGACACGCCTATGGAGCAGTGCGTGTCATGACATGGTGATTAAATCGTATCACTCATCTCGTAAAAACGGAAACGTTTTATTTGCGTCATCGACCAAAATTTGGTGCTCGTGACCATTGATCCAAACCGTGTATTGATTAGCATCGACATGTTCGATTGCATCCAACACAGGGACATGTATCCACTTATCGTTATTTGTTTTCGCGTCTATTACTTTCAGAAACATTTCGGGCGGAATCATTCCATCTCTCCTTTTTGTACCCACGCACCTCTGGGGGGCTCAACCGGGACCATCCCCTAGAAAATGCTCTTGCTACGTCCAAGTCCAGTCCCGTTAACTTGGCGATTTCTTTTGCACAGGTCACTTCTGATGCGTAACCTGTGCAGCGTTCTTCTAACAACTTAGTTATTTTGGGGTCAAACTCAACCATTGTCTTGCTTCTTCGCCCAATACCTTTGCACCCAAGTTGATTTTATCTTTGAGAGACGCGACAATTTTTTCATCAATTGTGTCTTCAGATATAAGATCGATATAGGTAACATTGTTCTTCTGCCCAATCCTGTGCGCCCGGTCCTCAGATTGTATCCGAGTTTCGAGGTTAAAGTCGTTAGCATAGTAAACCACGAGGTTAGCTTCAGTCAACGTCAGCCCATAACCCGCAGTCGCAGGATTTCCTACGAAATATTTAAGTGCATTACTTTCCTGAAAATTCCTTACTATTTCGTTGCGTGCATTGTCTGACGTGTCGCCATAGTACGCTGAAGCGCACTCTTCACCGTACTCTTTCTTCAACATCTCGGTGATCATCTGAATGTCATGACGGAACCGGGACCAGATGATTGCCTTGCCATCATGCTCGTCGAGAATATCTTTGAGTGCGTCCATTCGTTTGGTTGGAAACGTTATGATGTCCCCATCATCTGTCTTGAGATGGCCCGACAACACTTGCTGCAACCGCAACAATTGTGTGATCACGGCAGGTGCAGTAACAATTGCAGTCTCATCACCCATTCCGTCATCGAACATCTGCAACGCATACTTGCGAATGTTCTCGTACATCTGCGCCTGTTCATCTGTCAGATCGACGTATCGAGCAGTGTACAATTTCTCTGGTAGATCGAGGCAATCTTTCTTGAGCACGCGATACGAAAACTGATCGATCTTGTACGTTAGTTCCTCGATGTTTTTGTAGTCCACCACTTGGTTGAATGCCTTGGCGCCCATCTTTTGTTTGATCATAACAGCGTACCGCATCTGAAATGTGTAGAACGAATCATGACCAAGAATTCCTTTGCCGAGGAACTCAGCCTGTTGGTAAATGTCAAGCGGACTTTTTGTAATTGGGGAGCCCGTAAGCAACCTTTTAAACTTGAACCCGTACGCAATTTTACATAGGTTCTTCGAGCGCTTGGCCTTATGGTTCTTAATGGTGGTGCTTTCATCGATTGCAATCAGGCCCTTGGCCCCAAGCGCACGAGCCATCCATTCCCCGGCCTGTTTCCCTTTAACTGTAGAGAACGCTTCAACGTTCATGACGAAGATGGTTAACCCATCGAACCTGTCTTTCACGGAACGCATCTCTTCTTTTTGTTTTTTGTTGGGACCGCTCACCCATCGTATGACACGCGTAGGCACATCGTCGGACATATGCTCGGGTATTTCTTTGCTGACCCAATTTCGATACACCCCTTTGGGTGCAATCACCAAAGCGAAGTTAATCAGCCCGGCTTGATACAACATTCCCATGTTGTCGATCAGTACCTTCGACTTCCCCGTACCCATCTCCATAAAGAAACCGAAGCTCTGCCTTTGTCCAGCAACGTCTAATGCGGTCTGTTGATGTTTATACGGTTCAGTTTTAAATTTGTACTTGCAATTCATTTCATCCTCCTTATATAGTCTTATACATGGACCACGGTGGTTCATAAATCAACCCTGAAGAGGAAAAAACTTATGACAGATATCTTTGACGATATATTCGATGAAGGCGAGGCTCTCTCCAACATCGATACGGGAACTGGCAAGCAGTTGAGCACGCTAGTTCGCAATCTCCGCGATGTCGAACAACAGATCGACTTAGCAGAGGCAAATCTCAAACGTTTGAAAGCAGAGAAGCACCGCATGTCGGTGGAAACAATCCCTGCACTTATGGATGAGATGGGCGTGGAACGTGTAGACGTAGACGGTTTGACCGTTGAGCGTAAGATGATGGTCCATGCATCGATCCCACAGGATCGTAAAGATGAGGCATTCGCATGGCTGCGTGAGCACGGGTTAGATGACATCATTAAAAACGATGTGACCTGTTCGTTCGGCAAGGGCGAAGACAACATGGCGGGCGACGTTGTCGGCATGTTGCAAGAGCGGGGGTATGATCCGAAGACCAAGACCCACGTTCATCCATCCACACTAAAAGCGTTCGTGAAAGAACGTGTAACGGATGGTAAACCAATTGACCTCGATATGTTCGGGGCATTCATTGCAAACGCAGCACAAATTCGGAGGAAGTAAAAATGGGCGCAGTAGCAAAAGCAAAAAATGCAGAGTTAAGCACAGATGTCATGGACGACATCTTAGAGTTCGCAGGTGAGGGTGCCGCATTCGACAGTTCGGAGATGCAAATCCCATTCTTGCGTGTTCTTCAGGCGTTGTCTCCTCAGTTGAATAAAAAGAAAGCTGAGTACATCGAAGGTGCTTCATCGGGCGACATGTATAACACTGTCACCAACGATTACTTTGACGGCGAAGAAGGTGTGGTTGTTATCCCATGCTTCCAAACCACGAAGTATCTTGAGTTCACACCTCGTGAACAAGGCGGTGGTTTCCGTGGAGAAATCCCTGCGTCTGATCCGATCCTCAAACGCACAGAACGTGCGGGGTCAAAAGAGATGCTACCTAACGGTAATGAGTTGGTCAAATCAGATCAGCATTACTCATTGGTCGTACTGCCCGATGGATCATTTCAACCTGTGGTCATCGACATGAAGTCCACACAGTTGAAGGTTAGCCGTCGTTGGAAAACGCAGATCGCAATGCAGAAGGTGCCGCACCCTAAAACAGGGCAGTTGGTTACACCGCCTGTGTTTGCGACACAGTGGAAACTAACAACAATTGAAGAGAGCAATGACCAAGGTTCGTGGTCCAACTACCAGATTGAGAAGGTAGGATTGGTCGAGGACCGTGCGTTGCTGCTCGAAGCTAAATCGTTCCGCGACAGTGTTGCTGCGGGCGAAGTGAAAGCTGCACCGGAAGAAGGTAGCTCCCAAGCCTCTTCGTCGGGTTTAACTAACT